GGCGCAACAGGAACCACTCGCTAGGGAGACGAGTGGCGGTATCGTAAATTTCCCAGAACTGGTTTTTGCCTTTCGGTGTACCGCCGAAAACGCACCAACCCTGCTTGTCTGACAGGGACGCTCTCAACACGTTCCCGAACACGCTCGGCTTAAAATCACCGTACTCGTCAAGATACAGCCCCGAAAATCCAAGGCCGCGCATGGCATCAGCGTTGTCGGCACCGAACAGGCGTATCTGACTGCCGTTGATTAGCGTGATAGTCAGTTCTTGCTCGTTGATGGACTGCACGATGGGGTGTGCGCCGTCCTTGAAGTATTGCCACGCCACGGCCTTTGCCTGACTGCGGTACGGGGCGACGTAACCAAATAGTCCGTAAGGCTGCTGGTACATCGCAGCAGCGCGGATCATGTCGTTGACGGCGGCGACTGTCTTGCCTGCGCGGCGGTGTGCGACAAGGCAGGCCCAGCGTTTAGTGCGCTCATGGAATGGCATGAACGCCTTGCGTGGGCGATAGGGCAGGATTATTCGGGAGCCATCCATCCGATCTGCACCTTGACCGGGCCGTTGTCCTTACCTGTGATTTCTTGGCGGGCGAGCTTAGGAACGTGGTATTCCAACAGGGTGCTGAAGCAATCAAAAGCAGCCTGTGGCCCCTTCTCCTCTGCGATCTGATCTAGCCACCCTTGGAGTCTGTCTGCGTTGCCGTCCACAAAGGCTGCAATGGCCTCTCTGGCCGCCTGCGTGGACTTATTAGGCAATCCCTTGGGCCTGCCCGGCCCGCCTTTCTGACCCTTTTTAAATGCGCCTGCGTTCATATCATTCGCGCTTTAGTATCTTGACCTTCTTTTCTTCACCGGGGAACACGACGAAGTTACGGGTGCCGCTACCGCCTTGGCCTCGGCTGCCTGCGTCTAGGTATCGGATGCCGGGGATGCCTAAATCTTTAAGAAATTGCGACCGTTGTGCTTGGTCTGGTATCTCATCTGCTAAAAACGAGTCATACAATGAAGCGCCAGTTACTTTGTCTTTTCCGTAACTATCTGCTGCCTGTCCAGCGCGTTGAAGGATGGAGCGAGCGGTTCTAGCCGCGACCGCTGACGCCCCGGTTCTATCGCGGTTTGCCATTTCTGTTAGAGCCTTCAATATTGGCCTTTGTTCAATTAACGGCTTATCCCAATCCAGCATCCGATCTACCATTTCGTCGGGTAGGTCGGCGGTGTAAAGCGCGCCCGTTTGCGGTGCAGCGCCCTTTTTCATTTGTTGCAGATAATTTAGCGCGTCTTGCGTCTCTTGAAACGCACCCTGCCGCAAATACGGCGAATCTTTATGAGCAGTCATTGTTGCAACTTCTTTTTTCATTGCAGCAATGGCTTTATTTACGTTCCCGTCAGATGCTTGCAACGTCATCGTTGCTTTACGCGCTGAAGGGCTTTGTGCTGATTGGTAGGTTTTAGCCACATCAGGGCTTTCGGCAAGGTAAATGCCATGCCCATACGCTTGTGCGCCCTCACCCGTGCCGATCTTACTGGCGTCAAACTCGTCAAAACGGTGCGGGCTACCGTGATAAACGTCAATTTCGCGCATTACGGGGTCAAAGCCCTTTAGCGCACCGATTAACCGTCCCACGGGCAAAGCCGACGCAGCGGCCATGCCCATACCAGCTTCGTCACCGGCTCGGCGGGCGCGTTCAAAGTCGCGGGCAGCAAGGGCTTGGCCTACGCCGGGGATAAAACTACCGCCCATCTCTAGCGCCATGTCCACGGCGTCAGACTCTTTAGGCTGGTCTAGGCTCGTCAGGCGCTTTGCCTTCTCGTCAACGTAGGCGAGTGCAGCGGCAAGGCGTTTGCGATTCATGCCTTGTTCCTGCTGCTGATGGCTTTGGCCTTGGCTCGGGCGTCCTCCTTACTAGAGGCTCCCCATGCCTTGAGTGCGAGGGCTAGGCGTGTGGGCTTACCGTCTTTTGCCATCGGCCCCGGCATATTGCCCATCCGTGCGAGGAAAGAGGCTCGGCGTGGATTGTCACCCGATTTGACCGGCGGCTTAAGAGTTCCCCCCGTCTCACGCTTGTAGCTGGCGCGGCCCTTGGCGTTCAGCCCGCCCTTGGGGTTCTTGCCTTCGCTACGAGTCCACGCGGCGGTCATTTGTTTTCTTTCTTGGCCGTTTTGGCGCTTTCACGAAACGCCTTGGCGGTCGGTGCGCCGGGGTCACCGGGCTTACGCATCTTTTCGCCCGAACCGGCTTTAATGCGCTCCTGCTTTGCCAGAATGTTGGCGTAGAGTCCCGGCTTACGGTTCATTTGAAACGCTCCAATTTGTAAATCAGCGTCGTGATCTCGGCAACAATTTCGTCCACGATGTTTTGCAGATCAGTTTCCTGCGGCAAATCGCCTCGGATACCTTTCACAAACGTCAGCAAACTGTTGGCGTATTCGGCGGCGTCCTTCTGTACCTTAAAACCATCCGGGTAGTCGGTCAGCGGGATAATTCCCGTGTGTCCTTGATAACTTTCTGCCCAACGGTCGGCAAGCCCCACGATGTTCTCGTAGTAGTGGCCGAGTGCCTTATGAGCGGCGTAACTTGCCGTCTGCAAATGCAGAAAATGCGTTGCTGTTGCCGAGTGCAACAACACGCCAACAAATTCTGCCGCGTCTTTGTGGGACATAGAGCCTCCCGTGGTGAGGGTATTTTAACGCTATTGGTTCGTCAACTGCACTAATCCGTGCGGCAGGATCAGCGCCAGCGTGCTGTCGTCAGGAATACCGTGCCGCTCCAATACCTCACGCTCTGGCGGGTAAACGAGCATCGCACCGTGGTAGGTAAACTTCATGGCGTTCGCCACGCCTTTTTCTATGCCCTCAAAGTCATCTAGCGCCACGATGCTCTGCGAGTGCAGCAGGCGACCGATATGGCCAAGGTCATCGGGTTCCAACCGACCGTCAAGGAATAACAGGTCAATGGCAGGCTGGAGCTTGGCGAACATATCGGTGCTGCTCGTCATCGGGTACTGGTTCACCTTGAACGGCAGTTTCACATCGTTGCTGTAATCGCAGGTGTGTACTTCCGCACCGCCCGACACCAAGGCGAGTGTGGATTTCCCGATATAGGTGCCGACTTCGGCAACACGCTTTGGTTTATACGCCTGCACCACGGCATAGAGACACCAAAACGTTGCAAAACTCACGCTACCTGTGGGTTTGGCGGTAGCACGCAGCGCATCCAGCATATTGAGTTGCTCCACCCATGGCGCTTTCGGGTGGCTTACGACGTTTTCCAGCAGCGTTTCCCAAATAATTCGGCTAGTGCGTTTTCTGTTCAAATTAACCATGTTAGATTTCTCCTATGTCAACCTTTGTGTTTTTCCATGTCGGCGCAGACATTTCCCAGCCGACTGCAATGGTGGCGTCCCTTCGCAAGCACAATCCGGGCGCTGAAATCATCCAAGTTACCGATAAGGACACCCCGACCATACCGGGTGTGACTTGGGCGCACCCCACCGAGGGCAACCCCGAGTACCTGATGCTGTGGCGCACCCGAGCGTTTGCCGCGCTGCAACTTGCCCAACCAGCCCTGTACATGGACACCGATATGCTGGTGCGTCGTCCCCTGCATCCCGAGTTGTTGTTGGGCGATGCGGTCATTGCCGTAACGCGCCGATCCTTCCAGCGTGAAGCGATTTTTAACGCCAAGCAACGCGGTCAGGATTACTCGGAACACGCCAATAAAACTCTGGATGCCGTGTACCCCTACATCGGCTGCTGCACCATCACCCCTGACGGGTTTGCGTGGGAGCAGTTGGCCGAGATGTACGACCGGCTGGAGCCTAAATACAAAACTTGGTACGGCGACCAAGAGGTGCTGCGGGAATACGTCAACCGCCTGCCGCCGTTCGTCGTCGCGCATCTGCCAGAACATCAATACGCCTGCCTTCCCGAGCATTTTGGCGAGCATCCGAACCCCGTCATCGCGCATTACAAAGGCAACCGTAAGGCACAGATGTTCACCGACGCTGCTCGGGCTTGATCTGTTCGTCGTATAACGCCCACAGGTCGCGTATAGCCGTCTCGGGGTCACGGGCGACGTAATGCTCGCCCCTCGCCCCAAAGACCGCCTTGAACGCCTCCTGCGCCTCCCGTAGCCGCCCCTTTGGCATCTTGACCTCTACCCAGCACACCCACGGCAACCCGTCAGGTAGCGGGCGGGTAACGAGTTTGTCGGGAATACCTTGGCCTGCCTTGCCATAATCCATAACGGTGAATCCCGCCTTGCGTAGCGCCTCGGTGATGATGGCGTCATTGGCATCACGGCGGGCGGCGTGCCTCATCGCTTAAATACCCACATCTGACGGTAATACCGCATCTCGGTAAACGCACCGACCCCGTGATCTATTTCCCGAGAGAGTGCGTCAAACATCTGGAGCATCAGGTTGCGGTCGTTCTTCAGGTCTTTGCTGAAATGCTTGTTGAACTTGTCCCGGTAACCGTCGTTGTAGGTACAGCCCATGTCCTCAATGACGTAGTACCCACCCGGTTTGACCCACCTCCAGCAATGCGCCAACACCCCAAGAACGTCCTCAGCGATATGACTGCCGTCGTCAATCACTAGGTCGTAGGCGGCGTCTTTGTCCACCTTGCGTGGGTCGCTGATCGTGATGCTGACACTCGGCAGGTCACGGCAGAGCTTGGCGCACTCCATCTGGATGTCGTAACCGTCAATCTTGGAGTTAGGCAAATAGTTAGCCCACATCCGCAGCGATGCCCCACACGCTATGCCGATCTCGGCAATGGTCAGCGGCGCGTTCTTCCCGCCCAAATCGTCAATGATCTTCTCATAGTGCTGGGTGTAGCCGTGTTTGATGCTCCCCTTATCCGACCCGAATAGGTCGGCAAGGCCAGTAAGCGTGACTTGCGTAAGGTCAACTTCACCCGTCTGCGGGAGGTATTCTTGCGGGGTGACGGTATCAAGGTATCGTCGTATCCCTCCGCGTTCCGGGCCTCGTTGATGCAACGGATTAACCATATTTGCCACCATATTTGATTACCTCTGTACTTGTTCAGTTTTGGCACGCGCACGCAACTTCTCCACCGCCTTTTCACCCCAAAGCTGGCGTACCAGCCCAATCGTATCCCTATCCGACAGCACGGCAGCAGCGCCAGCCTCTCGGATCAGTTCAGCGACCCTATCACGGTTGACCTCAACGCCTCTGGCTAACTGTGCGTCGTAGAACTTTAAGCGGTTTAGCGGGGATTCCTGTACTGCCGAATTCCACATCACCTGATTGGAGTGGAACTGGTGTTCTAAGTTGTGACTGGGTTTAGGCTTTTCCGGTTGAGCCTGTTTAGTCGGAAAGTAAGTGAATTCATCACCCATGTTTCCCCCGCCAATCGGTGCTGTCCCAATTACCTTTACCGTGGTTGCACTCGTGGCAAAGGATTTGGAGGTTATCAAGCTCTAACGCTAATTCTGGATGCGTTAAGCGGGGCTTGATGTGATCAACGTGCATTACCGCGCCCGTCGCAGGGGTAGCGCCGCAGCACATACATTTGGGGCCAAACTTCAGCAAGGCTTCCATTCGCACTTTGCGCCACGCAAAACTCTCTAAAAACTCTGGTTTCGCGCGTTTCGTTCGTTTCGGCAATTTGTGCTTGTTGGCGCTAATTACCTCCAGCATCACCGCGTGGTGCTTGTCTAAGTAATCAATGTTTTTTTCTGGCACCCCAATACACGGTGCATGGTGCATTTCTGTTAACAGTTTTACGGCTAACTTGATTGGCGATTCACCAGATTGCAGTCCTCTACCTCTGACTGCCCTGACGTATCTGCTTGCTACCCGTATTCTCTGTGCTTCTGTCATCTTACCCATGTCTTAATACCCCAATGCTCGGAAGCCCGGGAATGGCCCCCCTACCCCCCACTTCTGCGGAAGGCAGCGAGGCCAAGCCTATGCCCGTATAGCCACGGTGTTTAGGCCCGCTGGACTTTGGTAAGCGGTGTCCAGCCCGATCCAAACGACCGGCCCTCCGCTGACAGATTTGGCCCATGTCAAGGGGCTGCGTGATGGGTTTGTTGACAGAACCAGAACGGCTCGTCAGAATCCTGACCACGCTACATTGCACATTCAGCGTAATGCCAGTCCCCCGGCAGCGTCAAGCCCCCTTCACGGGGGCTTTTCGTTTTAGCGTCCACTAACGTCCTTTTGGCGGCTTTACAGCCCCGGCTTTGATCTGCCACAGCCTAGCCGCAGGGATCGCCCCAGCCTTTACCCATTGGCTTACAGCGCCTTTGGTAACGCCGAGGGCCGCAGCAACGGCCTGCTGGCTACCGTATCGTTTGATGAGCTTCTGTATGTCCATGCTCGGCAGTCTATCCGTCTAAACTTTTTTTGCCTAGGGTGTTGACATGGCCGTTTAGGTTGCTAAACTAGCAACCGTTGACAGACACAACGCATCCACAGATAGGAGATACACAATGAGCAGCTTAAAGATTGGTTCCCTTGTCAAGAGCCTTGATTTCCACAGCAACCGCGATTGTTACTACATCGGCATCGTCAAAAGCATTAACGCTGACGAAGGCACGTTTACCGCCGAAACCGTTGCGCGATATTGGGAAGGCGTCCCGCTGAAAGCCGAATTGCCGGTCAGCTTTACTGCGCCAATGGAAGGCAACCACTTTTTTGATGATCCGTCCCGCCCCCGCGTGATCAATCTTGACGGGGTGGCGGCGTAAGCCGCCCCTCACAACAGGAGCAATAGAAATGCTTAAGAACAATTTTTTCCACGCCTACGGCACGTTTTACGCTCTCGGCACCAAGTTTGAAGTCCGAGTGGAATACGGCCAAGACCTAGATGGCGAAATCAGCCTTGAGGGTGCTGACCTAATCGGCATATTCCTTGACGGCGACAAGAAGCCGACCACGCTCAACCACGACATCCAAATGGACTTGGACGAGCTGTCTGATTACCAGCTTGAGACGCTCCGCGAGATTGCGGAAACCGATGCCGAGGTCAACGGCCCGTGGGATGAAGGCCGATGAGCCGTTGGTTACCCCAAGCCATCCTCATTGTGGCGCTATACGCCATAGCAGCAATCAACGACCCGTGCGGCGACGGTGGCTGCACCCCGGCAGAGGAGCGCATCAGTCATGGACGATGATGATATGACCTGGTGGCATCAACAGGACTTGGAGATGCAACAGCGAGAGGAAGAAGAACGTATAGAAGCCTGCAACAAGGCATTAGCAGAACTAAAGGAGCAAGAAGATGCAGAGTGAAACCATAGGCGCATTGGCCGCCGCTTTAAGCAAAGCCCAAGCCGACATTACGGGTGCGCTGAAGGACAGCAGCAACCCGTTTTTCAAGAGCAAGTACGCTGACCTTGCTTCATGTTGGGACGCCTGCCGTAAGCAGCTTGCTGCGAACGGCTTGTCGGTGATCCAGACCACGCAGATGACTGAGCAAGGCTTGATGCTGGTAACTACGCTGGCTCACGCCTCGGGCGAGTGGATCGCGGGGCAGATGCCGGTGCTGACCAAGGACGCCAGCCCGCAGGGTCAAGGCTCTGGCATTACCTATGCCCGCCGTTACGCATTAGCGGCCATTGTGGGGCTTGCACAGGTGGACGACGACGCAGAGGCCGCCCAAGGGCGCAAGGGGTTTACCAACGACCCTAGGGGCGATATGGGTAAAGATATTGACCCCGCCGAACGAGACTTGTTTGTAAAAAAGTTTCGCGCAGCGTTTGACCTAGACGCAGAGGAAAAGGACATCGCGTTGGCGGTGCTAGGCGTTCACGAACAAATTAACGCTGACCATGAGCTGTATATCGCCGTT